GCGGCCGGCATCGATGTTCCCGATACGTTCGACGGATTCCTCGACAAGCTGGATGACATTTCCGTTGTGGATGAGGCCGACACAGACCCAAACCCTACGGACGGGGGACAGTCAGCCGAGCTCTAGCGGTCGTGCTGGTGCAAACAGGCTTCTGGCCCCCAGATGTACAGTTCACGATGAAGGATCTGAGCACGGTGCTCGATGTGATCAACGAAAGCCGGTCCTAGTGCCAGCACAGCTGTCAGCCGAGGTTTTGGGGGTCAAGGAGACCATCAAGGCCCTCAGGCGCGTTGATCCCGAGTTCAAGCGCGAGTTCAACCGGGCTGCCAAGAACATCGTGAAGCCGATGGTGGCCGAGGCCAAGGCGCTGTATCCCGCGCTGCCGCTTTCCGGCATGGCTCGCAGCTGGACGCCAAAGGCCCTTTCAATCTTTCCTTGGCAGCAGTCGCAGGTTCGCGTCGGCGTCAAGATCAAGACGAGCACCAGGCGGAACAAGAACAGCGTGCTTTACGTCAGCCAGGGCGAGCCTGCAGGCGTCCTGTTCGAGACCGTGAGCCAGAACAAGCCCCTCGGGGCCAACATTCGGGGCCGTTTTGATCGAGTGTTGTGGCCGGTAGCCGAACGCCACCTTCCTCAGATCACGCAGGGGATCGAGGAAATCGTGCGCGAGGCTGAGAAAGTCGTGCAAGGGATGGTGGACTAATGGCGATCACGATCCCGATTCTCACCGACTTCAAGGGCGACGGGCTCGACCGTGGGATTGCGCAGTTCAAGAAGCTCGAGGGTACAGGGGCCAAGGCTGGGTTCCTCATTCGCAAGGCTGCGCTGCCGGCAGCTGCTGCGCTCGGCGCTCTCGGCGCAGGCGCGGCCGTCGCGGCCAAGGCCGCGGCTGAGGATGCTGCAGCTCAGGAGAAGCTTGCAGGGACGCTCAGTAGGGTCACAGGGGCCTCAGATGCGGCCGTCGCATCTACTGAGGACTACATCAGCGCGTTGTCACAGTCCGTAGGCGTCGCAGATGATGAGCTCAGACCGGCGCTCGGTCGGCTGGCGACTGCCACGGGGGATCTGAGCAAGGCTCAGGAGCTCCTTGGCATTGCGCTTGACGTCAGCGCACAGACCGGCAAGCCGCTCGAAACAGTGACCACGGCTCTCAGCAAGGCATACGGCGGAAACTTCGGGGCGCTCAATAGGCTGATTCCCGGTTTCGATCAGGGCATAATCAAGAGCAAGGATTTCACGAAGGCCCAGGCAGAGCTTGCAAGGCTCACGGGCGGCGCAGCTGCAGAAAATGCCAACACGGCAGCCGGCCAATTTCGCAAGTTCCAGATCGCGCTTGAGGAAACCAAGGAAAGCATCGGCGCTGCGCTGCTGCCGATCTTTCAAGCATTCCTGCCGATCTTGCAGAAGGCTGCGCAATTCGTGCAGAACAACAGCGATGTGGTTGTTGTGCTTGGGGGCGTCATTGCTGGGCTGGCGGGCGCGATCCTTGCGGCCAATGCCGCAATGACTGCCTACAACGCAATCACCAACATCGTGAAGGCTGCAACGGTTGCCTGGAGTGTCGCGCAGACCGCGCTCAATCTCGTCCTGACCGCTAATCCGATTGGCGTCGTCGTGGTGGCGATTGGTGCCATTGTTGCCGCGCTAGTCGTGGCGTATCAGAAAAGTGAGACGTTCCGCGAGGCTGTCCAAGCCGTCTGGAATTGGCTAACGAAGTTGTGGCAGATCATTGATGGGCCGGTTGAGCTGGCCTTCAAGGGCCTCAAGAAGTACATCGAGGTCGCTCTCATTCCGATTACTGCCATGATCAAGACCGTTGAGCGCGTCATTGACCTTCTGGCTGACTTGAAAAGGGCAATCCAAGGCACAGGCGGCAATCCGTTTGCTGGCGGCGCGGGGGCCGGGTTTGGTGGAACCGGCGGCGCAGTCGTGACGGGCCCGCGCACACGAATGGCGGTGACGCCAATGAACCTTGGTCTGGCAAGCCGATCCGCCCCAGCGGCCATAAACGTGCAAGTCTCGGCAGGGTTGGTTTCGTCGCCTGATCAGATCGGGCAGCAGATCATCCAGGCAATACAGGTCGCGCAGCGGCGCTCAGGTCCGGTATTCGCCTACGCATGACCCATACCCCCGACATTCAAGTGCTGGTTGGCTTCGAGCAAACGACGGGTTTCGGCAATCCGTTTCAGCTCGACAGCGGGACATACGGTCTGCTCGACACGGGAACCCTTGGCGGCATCCAATACGTTGATCTGACGTCCAAGGTTCAAGCGATTCAGATCAATCGCGGGCGCAATCGTGAGCTTGAGCAGTTCAACGCCGGGATTGCTGCGCTTAGATTCCGCGACCCTGATCGTGACCTGGACCCGCTGAACACGGCGAGTCCGTATTACCCGTTCGTAGGCCCGCGCAATCCTATTGAGATTTACGCAGACGGCATTCAGATTTATTGCGGCATGGTTGTCGATTGGAACCTCGACTACGGAATTGCCGAGCAGGGTGATTACACAAGCGTGCGCTGCGCCGATGCGTTTACCGTCTTCGCCAATCAGGTCATGGATTCATGGACGCCAACAGCGCAAGCATCTGGAGCTCGAATCAACGCAGTCCTTGACCGGCCCGAGGTCATCTACCAGGGCGGCAGGGCAATCGACGCCGGCAGTTCGACCCTCGGGGCCTATGTCATTCCCGACGGCACGAACGTCTTGCAGTACCTGCAGACGGTCACGGCGTCAGAGCAGGGTTACCTATTTATCGACGCGGCCGGCGTCGTCGTGTTCAAGGGTCGGGCCTCATCGCTCAATCCCACGGCATCCGTTGAGTTCAAGGATGACGGCACAGGCGTTAGGTACCGGACGCTGCTAAACGCATACGGCGACGAGCTCCTTTACAACTACATACAGACCCAATCGCCCGCCGGCGCTATGCAGACGGCATCAGATGCGACGTCGATTGCGCTATACCAGGCGCAGCAGTATTCCAAGCTTGATTTGCTCAATAGCACTAGTGCCGAGGTCGCAGCTCTTGGCGATTATCTTTTGGGCCGGTACAAGAGCCCCCAGGTGAGATTTACCGGCGTCGAAATCCAGCTTGCAGCTCTTTCAGCTTCGGACCAGGCGACGATCTTGGATCTAGAGCTCACCGACATTGCGAGCGTCGAAAAGAGCTTTGCGACGGGCACGCCGAGTAGCGTTAGTCAGACGCTGATCACCACGGGAATTGAGCATCAGATCACGCCGGCCAGCCACTTGGTCAAGTTGACGTTTGAAAGTACGGACGGTAACGCTTATCTGACGCTCGACAGCGACATCTTTGGCACCCTCGACAACAACCTGCTGGCGTTCTAAGGAGTAAATGATGGCATGGACAGCACCATCAACTTGGGTGTCGGGAGCAATCCTGACTGCCGCTCAGCTGAACCAGCAGCTGCGCGACAACATGCTCGAGCTGGCCCCGTTTTTTAGCAATTGGAATGACTACACGCCGACCCTGAGTAATGGCTGGGCGCTAGGCAACGCAACTTACGTTGCCAAGTACCTGAAAGTGGGCAACTTTGTCAGTTTCTATACGACCATAACGATCGGGAGCTCGACCACTAAGGGGGCGACTGCAATAACTATTGCCCTCCCGGTGACAGCAGTAGATAAGCAATCGTTGAATTGCATCTGCGGTATGGCAGACGTAGGGATCGCGTCTTACGCCGGATGGGTGCTGCCTGACGACTGCACCACCACGACCGTGGTGCCAAAAGTCATGAAAGCAGATGGCACGCACGTTTACGGTGCCGGCGTGACTTCGACAGTTCCGTTTACTTGGGGAACCGGCGATCTGATCACCGTGTCGGGCACATTCGTCGCCGCGTAGGTAATTGAATGAGTCCTGATGAAACAAACGCAATTCGCGCCGACATTCGAGAGCTGCGCGACGAGCTGAGCAAGGTCGTCGGGCTGCAGCAGGAAACCAATCGCCGCCTGGGCAAGCTTGAAGGTCGCGTGTTCGACATCGAAATCTGGCGGGCCCGCTTGCAGGGCGCAGCTGCTACCAGCCGCGTCGTCTGGCTCCTCGCCGGCGGCGCGATCACCGGCATCGTCGTCGGCGTCGTGAACAACACCTAGGGGGGGCCGTGATCAGCAATGGGCAGGAAACGCTACGCAAGGCCATGACGTATTTAGGGGCATCTGAGAGCCCCAGCGGGAGCAACAGGGGCAAGGGCATCATCGATGACTGCCAGGCGCTCTACGGGCTGGCCGGCGTTCCTTGGTGTGCGTGTTTCGTCGGTTATTGCGTGGCTGAGAGCAAGGCAGATGCCAAGTACCGCGCCAATGCCAAGAAGGTCGTCCACCCCAGCACCACAGTCATGGTCGATAAGGCCAAGAAGCTCGGCTGGTACAAGGGCCACGGCCGCAACACCAAGCCCGGCGATCTGTTCATTATCGACGGCAAGCACGTCGGTTTTATCAACCAGCTGCGAAATGACGGCACTTTCGTCACGGTCGAGGGGAACGCCATGGATGGCGTGCGGTCGCTTGTGCGCTCATGGCGCGACGGCTGGCAGGTCATCAGCATCCCCGGCGTGGGCGATCCCGGTCCTGCTGCAACGGTGGACGGGTTCGGATTCGATGACACCAGGGTGAAGCTCTTTGGCGGCTGGCCGACGCCAGAGGCGCGCGATCAGCAGCTTCGCAAGTTCGCCGCTGCCAATCCCTCGATGTGGACGCAGGCGGTCAGGGTGCAGCGTCCGAGCCCCTACGCATTCCGCGCCGGCCCCCAAAGCACTTACAACCGCTGGACGTTCGGCCCGTGGCTGCATAACACCGGCAAGGCCACCCGCGACAAGCAGCTGGAGAAGTGGGAGAAGGCCAACGAGGGCGTCAAGGCCCGGCCTTGGCGCAAGACCTATAAGGAGTCCTGATGCCGCCCGAGACCTTGCCCGCCGGCACCGACGTTATCGAGCCGCCCCCGGCCGAGCCCACAGACTACGAGCCCGAGCGCGACGAGAAGGAGACTGAGTGATGGTGCCGAAAGTAGGCCCCAGCACCGTCGCCATGCTTACGGGCGCTGCTGTCGTCCTGGCTGCATTCGTGCAGACTTGGGCTGAGGGGAGCCCCAACGTCTGGCTGGCGGCAATCTCAGCGGGACTGACTGCCGCTGTGGGCGTGCTCCGCAGCTGGCAGGCCGTATCAAGCGAGCAGGGGGAACAGCAATGAACGTCAAGCTCACGGCCGCGTTAGTGGCCGCAATCGGCGCGGCAGCGATGCCAACCGCCGGCAGCGCCGCACCATGCCAGGCGCACACCGGAGCCGCCAAGAAGGCGTGCGTGAAGCAGTACAAGCGTGACCGCATGGAATGGCCCCCCAAGCCGAGTAAGGCCGAGATTCAGCGCCGGATCGGCATGACTCAATGGCGCAAGGCCGAACGCGTGGCCGTTTGCGAGACCGGGGCCAATTGGCAGCACTACCCCAATGGCAGGTACATCGGCGGCATGGGTATGTTCCGCTCGACGTATGGCATTGGGCAGGCCGTGACTAAGTACCGATGGGTGCACCAGGGGGCGACCAAGGCCGAGCAGATTGCCATTGCCTACATCGTGGCCCAACGATTCGGTTGGTCTGCGTGGGGTTGTGGCTCCGCGTGAGCCTGTAGCCTGCGTTCATCACGAAGGGGGAACAACATGAAATGCCCGTACTGCGGTCACCCTGATCGCATGCACGCGGGGCCCGGCGCAAAGACGCTCGAGCCCGGCACCTGCTGTTGCCACCCTCCCGACACGCCATGCCCATGCCCTGGCTGGCGGTATTGGCTCAAGGGCGACGAGCATCAGCAGGAGCTCCAGATGGAGCAGGATCGCGTTGATCGCGCCTGGGGCGAATCGATGCGCACGCTCGTCGAAAGGGATGACTGATGCGCCGGCTCACGCTGTACGGCGTCATCGTGTTTCTCACGGCATGGGTGACGTACACAGCTGCAAGTGAGATTGCCTTGGTCGTGGCCGGTGGCATTGCCGGGCCATGACCTGCAAGAAGGGCCACATCTTGAATTACGACGGCTACTGCCGCGTATGCCAGGAATGGCTTGTCGATCCCGACGGACCCAATTCGCCTTTCGGTAGTCGGGATGACGAACAGGAAAACGAACACGAACATCGGGGGAACGATGGACGCGATGACGTTCGATGAGCTTGATGCAATCATCGATCAGGTCAAGGCTCATGCTGATCTGGAATGGCTGAGGGTTGCGCGTGATGTTGTGCAGCGCCTGGCAATGTCCGGCGTTGATTTCACCGGGGATGATGCCTGGCTGATCCTCGATGAGCTGCCTGTTGCCACAAGCACACCATCGGCGCTCGGCGCGGTATTCCGCGATTTGCAGCGCGAGGGCGTAATCATCAAGACGGGCGAAATGCGCATGAGCCGCCGGCGGCAGGCCCATCGCATGAAAACGGTTTGGAGGGGCGCACGATGAGCATCGATCAGGAAGCCGAGGTTGTGCGCCTGGTGCCGATAACTGACGATGCCCGCCGGCACGATGCCCTGCGCCAGCTCGCAGCCGAATGGTGGGACCCGCCGGCCGAACTCATCGACACGCTGCCCAAGGGCGGGATCGAGCTGCGCTACCTGTCCCACGCATGGGTGCGAAAGGCGCTGCAAGACCATGACCCTGATTGGTGGTGGGAGCCAATGGGGTATGACGACCAGGGACAGCCGGTGATAGAGCGTGACAGCCAAGGACAGCCGGTGGGGCTGTGGATCTGGCTCCACGTTCTAGGGACCAAGCGCCCCGGTTATGGTTCGGTCGAGCCGGGCAAACGCGATGCCGTCAAGGAGCTCATCGGCGATGCCCTGCGCAACGCGGCTCAACCGTTCTGCGGGGGTGCGCTTTGGGTCAAGACCAAGCCGGGAAAGCCTGAGAAGCGATCTGCGGGCCGTCGCGCACCTACCAAGGGTAAGACCTATGACCCCGTAGCCAAGGCCGAGGAAACGGCTGAGAACGCGTCAGAGGATTCCCCGCACTACGAAAAGGAATACGGCAAGGAGCAGTACGACCGACTGCTTGAGCAGTTCGGGAAAGAGGCAACCGATGGTGCGCTTGCCATGCTCAACATCAGCCAATTCCACGAAATGACGCCGGCCAAGGTCAAGGTGCTTGAGGGGATGCTTCTCGCCAGAGAACGGCAGGTGAAGGAAAACGCCGAGCGCGAGGCACAGCTCAAGCGCGAAAGGGGCGAGGCATGAAATCGATGCCACCCCCCAAGGTTTCGGAATCAGCCTGGCAGGCGCAGCTTGTGCAGCTGGCGCA